ACATCTTTCTATGAAGATTGATGGTGCTCCTGCTATTGTTTGGGGCATCAATCCTGCGACTGGAAACTTCTTCGTTGGCACCAAATCTGTGTTCAATAAAGTGAAGATAAAGATCAACGAATCTCACCAGGATATTGATAAGAACCACTGTGGTGTCGTTGCCACTATCCTCCACAATTGCTACGACTATCTGCCACAAACTAACGGCATATTTCAGGGTGATTTTATTGGTTTCGGTGGTGACAGTGAGTATACACCAAACACCATAACTTACAAATTCCCTAACATCGTAACCGAAGAAATTATCATTGCTCCGCATACACTTTACACCGCAGAATCTGACCTGCGTGATGCAATCGCACGACCCCTAGATTTCGTCATCACTGATACTCCCTACTGTAAGTTCGTGAAGAGTGATGCTTACATTTATTCCGGTTGGTATGATCGACTGGGTGAAGAGTTTGAGTTATCTCCCGTTGTCAATATGATTGAAGAACTGATGCAAACCGTTGAGTTCGTGACTGATAAGGAAGCAGCACAAATTAAGAAGAATGTGAATCGTTCTATCCGTGAGGGTTATGCACTCACCAACGACGATTTCCTAGGCAATGAGTTGCTCATGCGTCTCTATGGGTTGATGATAGTTTTGAAGGATGATCTTCGTTCTCAGTGTCGTCAACTCAACGGTCCCGAAGCATACCTCAACGGTGAAAGAATCTCTGGTGAGGGTTATGTTATGAGCAATGAGTTCGGTACATTTAAGTTGATCAATCGTCGGTCCTTCAGTGTTGCTAACTTCACGAACAATAAGTATGCATCAGTCTGCTAAGTTCATTCGTTCGTGATAACAGCAGTTGGGGGGTATATGCCCCCCTTATGTGTTGCCCGCCGTGCCCCGATGCCCGTATATAAAATCGACGGGTCCCTCTAAGCTATAAACGACCCAGATCGACTTCTCTATTTCTCTTTCATAAAAAAATTTTTTCATATATAAAAAATGACATGAGGATTAAAAAATATGCAAAAAAATCCGCAGGAAAATTTTACAACCATAGAGATCGACCCAGTATCGGGTGAGCATTATGTAACAATCCCTGAGTGGATTTGTGATGAGAAGGGGTGGTATGAGGGAACAGAAGTAAACATCGAGGTTGAAAACGATTGTATTATTATTAGGGATGTTGACTGATTATAGATAGAGTGTTATGATACTGACGTAGTTACTTACAGTTATGGCTAAAGGATTTACCGTAAAAGCAAAGACACCCAAACCATCAGAGAGCTCACAAGAGTGGGACTATGATTTGGCAAAAGAAATGATCAAAGGCAAGGCCATTGTATTTTGCCTACCCGGTAGAGGAGTTTCTTATACATATCTCAAAAATTTTGTACAACTTTGTTTTGATTTAGTGCAGTCAGGAGCAAGTATCCAGATCTCGCAGGATTACTCCTCCATGGTTAACTTTGCAAGATGCAAGTGTCTTGGAGCAAATGTACTGCGTGGACCGGATCAGATTCCCTGGGATGGCAAGTTACAGTATGATTATCAGTTGTGGATTGATAGTGATATTGTGTTTAATACTGAGAAGTTCTATCAATTGATTTTGATGGACAAGGATATTGCAAGTGGATGGTATTGTACCGAAGACGGTCGTACCACGAGTGTTGCACACTGGATGGAAGAAGATGATTTCCGTAATAATGGTGGAGTCATGAATCATGAAACACTTGAGAGTATCTCAAAGCGTCGCAAACCATTCACCGTGGACTATGCAGGTTTCGGATGGTTACTGATTAAGAACGGAGTCTTTGAGCACTCTGAAATGAAGTATCCATGGTTTGCACCAAAGATGCAAGTCTTTGAGTCTGGAGAGGTACAGGATATGTGTGGAGAGGATGTAAGTTTCTGTCTCGATGCAATCTCAGCAGGTTTTGAGATCTGGTGTGATCCTCGTATCAGAGTCGGTCACGAGAAGACAAGAGTGATCTGATGAATAGGACAAAATATACAATTCTCCATCAGGGTAAGATTCTTTTCAAGGACTTGATGGAAAGAGAATATTTTGATATAATGGAGGACCTTTCGATAGAGTTCTATCAGAAGGGTTCTCCAAGACCTCAAGATCTTGAAACTAAGATCACTAAACTCTAATGGTAAAAACTCGCAAAAATTCTTTTAAGGTTGATAAACGAACACTCAAAGGGTGGAGTAGAACTCATCAACAAAGACTCGGAGATCGAAAAAGAAGAAAGCAGTCATTATGGTCTAAGTTTTGTGAATTTTGTGGTATAATTGGACTTGGTTTTATTCTCACTACAATTTTTAGGTAATTAGGAGTTATTATGGCAGTTCGTTCAAAAGTTGGTTTGGTCAAAGACGGTTTTATGCCTGGGAAGCCAAAAAAATCTCGTCAGGGCTCGGGTAAAAACACTAAGTATGCAGCAACTTCTCGCAATAACAAAAAGAAAATGTATCGTGGTCAAGGACGATAATACATACTTATAGTAATATAAAGTTACCATGGCATGTTTGATTGCTAATCTGCCTTCAATGGAAGTATGGGTTCGTAAGGAATATCTAACAGATCATCAAAGTGGACATGGGGAATTCGTCAAGGGCGTCTGGGTATCGGTTAAATCGATTCCTGGACGTGCTTTTTATTTTGAGACGTATTTACCAGAGTATGCAGCAATGTACGATAAATTGCCCATCAGTGCCTTTGTATCGGATCCTGAGACCCCTTCACCTGATATGAGTCTACCAAACCTACAGTTTTGGAATTGCATGGATTATGGAGTCGTTTCTGTAGATAAGAAATTTATTGGTTCAATGGACTTTGAGTGCTATACAAGGGACCACGGCATCGTAAAAGGCACTTATATCTGCACAATTGACAACTATCACCACGATCCTGATTATGTTGATTGGGCAACTAGTGAGAATCCTGCCGAACACAAGTCTCATAACCTCATTGAACTTGAAAATGGGCAGTATGCACTGTATCCAAACAACAGATTGCGTATTTTTGACAATAGTTTGACTCCTGTTGACCCAAAAATGCCCGATTTTAAGGTTTCGACTCAGTATTATCAGGTTGAGAACGGAAATGATCGACTTGGAATGGGTCGTGAGGACGAATATTTCTGGAAAACTGCCAAAGAAAGGGATATTGTACAAGAATTGGATGAACACTTAGGTGTAAATGAGGAAAATAAATAAAAATAGGGATAGCAACCCCTCAAAAAGTTCTGATTTTACTAATCAGGAGCAAAAATGGGCAATTCACCCGTCGATAGAAACATAGATTTTATGAAATCCATGTGGGGAACAACAAGTTTAACATCAGATTACTGGTCATTGCCAAAACAAACGAATGATCCCGAAGAATTAGTACTTCGGGAAGTCATGCACGATCGTCCAAAACGACATGATTTAAAAAAACAGGCAGAATTGCACAAAAAAATTCGTAATGATGAAGATTATGATGATTGGGAATATGGAACCGAACCAATTTACGGATAAGGGTATAAATAAAGTCAGAAAACTCTAGTCCAAATGGCACCTCAGAGGATATCAAGAGCATTTAAAGACATTAGTTTGTCTTTTGAACCACATCCTATTACTAAAGATTTGGCTGTTCTCAAAAATGAGGCAGCCATTCGTAGATCATTGCGAAATATTGTACAAACAATTCCAACTGAAAAGTTTTTTAACTCTTTATTAGGTACAGATATAAGAGGAAGTCTTTTTGAATTTGTTGATTTTGGTACTGCATCCGTAATTCAGGATCAAATTCAAATATCAATTGAAAATTTTGAACCAAGAGTAGAAAACTTACAAGTAGAAGTTTTTCCAAGACCAGATCAAAATGAATTTGAAGTTAATGTAATTTTTGATATTGTTGGTCAAGAGTTTCCGACACAAGAATATTCATTTCTCTTAGAGGCAACAAGATAATATGCCTTTTACAAAGTTTACCAATCTAGATTTTGATCAGATAAAAGAATCAATTAAAGATTATCTTCGTGCAAATTCAGATTTTACTGGATTTGACTTCGAAGGATCTAATTTTTCTGTATTAATTGATACTCTAGCATACAATACTTATATTACAGCATTTAACTCGAATATGATTGTGAATGAATCCTTTTTGGATTCTGCAACACTTCGTGAGAATGTGGTTTCCCTTGCAAGAAATATTGGATATCTTCCAAGATCAAGAACTGCAGCAAAAGCAAAAATATCATTTGATGTTCATACCAATAACAATACAATCAATAGAATGACCCTTAAGAAGGGTCTAGTATGTGTTGGTAGTCAAGGAGATACTTCCTATACATTTTCAATTGTAGAGGATATTGAGAGGGTTACAGAGGACTCTGACGAGGTGATTAATGGTAAGAAATCATCTTTTAATGATATAGAGATATATCAAGGAACATTTTTAAGGAAAAAATTTACTGTTAGTTCATCATTAGATCAAAAGTTTGTTTTAAACAATCCTTTTATTGACACATCAACTATAAAAGTTTATGTAAAGGATGGAGGGGACGCAGAAAACATATTAGGAACCGAATATAAGTTTATTGACAATATTTCAGATGTAGACTCCTCTTCTTTAATATTCTTATTACAAGAAGTTCAGGATGAAAAATATGAACTACTATTTGGCGATGGAATTATTGGAAAGAAATTAGAAAATGATCAGGTCATAACAGTAGAATACTTAGTTACTGATGGTGTAGATGGTAATGGTCCAGAAGTATTTTCATTTTCTGGAGTCATCCTCGATGATGGAGGAATAAACCCAAACCCAATCACAACTGCGGTTCCTGTCACAGTAGAAACTGTTTCTTCGGCAAAGAATGGTTCTGAAATTGAATCGATAGAATCGATCAAATACTATGCACCAAAAATATATTCTAGTCAAAATAGAGCAGTAACTGGTAGAGATTATGAATCTATTGTAAGGAGAATATATCCAGATACCGAGTCAGTTTCTGTTGTGGGTGGAGAAGAATTAGATCCACCACAATTTGGAACTGTTCAAATTTCAATCAAACCTAAAAACGGAGATTTTGTCTCAGATTTTAATAAAACAAGAATACTTTCACAATTAAAACAATATTCTGTTTCCGGAATTAATCAGAAAATAGTTGATCTGAAAGTTCTATATGTAGAATTAAATTCGTTTGTCTATTATGATGACTCTAAAGTTTCGACAGCAGATTCATTGAAATCGAAAGTTTCAAATTCTATTAGTACATATTCTAATAGTGTAGATGTGAATAAATTTGGAGGAAGATTTAAATATAGTAAAATGTTGAGATTAATTGATAATGTAGATACTGCTATTACTTCCAACATTACTAGAGTTACAATTAGAAGAAATTTAGTTGCACTTATAAATCAACCTGCCCAATATGAATTATGCTTCGGAAATCAGTTTCATGTAAATTCTGAGGGATTCAATATTAAATCAACGGCATTTAAAATTTCTGGAGAATCCAGTACAGTATATTTGACAGATATTCCAAATTCAGATCGAAAAACTGGAATATTGTCATTAGTAACGAATGTAAAGGACACTGAGGGTTCTATAAGAATTATCTCGGAAAATGCAGGTTCTGTTGACTATGTTAAGGGAGAAATTACTTTAAATACCTTAAATATTGTATCGACATTAAGACCCAATAATGTTATAGAAATACAAGCGTTTCCAGAGTCTAATGATGTTGTGGGTTTAAGAGACCTTTATCTTCAATTAGACACTTCCAAAACTAAAATAAATATGTTAAAAGATGTGATTTCTTCTGGTGATGAAATATCTGGAACAGTATTTAATAGGGATTACTACACATCAAGTTATTCAAACGGAAGTTTAATCAGAGAGTAATATGATACATACTGGATTTGAATCTAGAGTAAAAGTACAAGATATTTTAATTAATCAACTGCCAGATTTTATCATGGCAGAGAGTCCAAAGACTCTTGATTTTCTTAAGCAATATTATATTTCTCAAGAATTTCAAGGTGCTCCGACAAATATTGTTGAAAATTTAGATCAATATTTAAAATTAGATAATTTAACTCCAGATGTAATTGTCGGATCTACCGAATTGTCATTTGATATTGAATCCGATTCTTCAGTAATATATGTTTCCAGCACCAGTGGATTTCCAGAAAAATATGGTTTATTGAAAATTGATGATGAGATTATTACATACACTGGAAAAGATGATTTATCTTTTACTGGATGTGTTCGTGGATTCTCGGGGATTACTAGTTATCATGCAGAATTAGATGAAGAAGAGTTAGTATTCTCCTCTTCAACTGCTAGTTCTCATAGTGGAGGTGTCAGTGTTGAAAACTTAAGTTCATTATTTCTCAAAGAGTTTTATAGAAAACTAAAATATACTTTTGCTCCAGGATTTGAAGAAAGGCAATTTGTATCTGATCTAGATGCAGGGAATTTTATAAAACAGGCTAAAAATTTCTATGAGTCAAAGGGAACAGAAAATTCTTTCGAAATTTTGTTCAGAATTTTATTTGGAGAAGATCCGAAAGTCATCAACTTAGAAGAAAGACTTTTAAAACCATCTTCTGCAGAATTTATTAGACGTGAGATTGTTATTGCAGAGGCAATAACTGGAAATCCTTTAAATCTTATTGGTCAAACAATATTTAAGAGTGATGATGCGGATACGAATGCCTCAATATCAGAGGTAGATATCTTTACAAGAAAAGGAGTAGAATATTATAAGTTAGCACTATTTGTTGGATATTCTGAGTCAAGTGCAATTCAAGGAACATTTGAAATTACACCTAATACAAAAAGTTTTGATGAGGTGACTCCTGGATCTACTGTAATTACAGTAGACTCTACAATTGGATTCAGTGAAAGTGGAACTATTCAATCTGGAAATAATGTAATCACATATACTGAGAAAAATATTAATCAATTTTTAGGTTGTAATGGAATATCCGAAACGATTAATAAAACTGATAATATCTTTTCTCAGGAAAAAATTTATTTTGGATATGAGAATGGAGAAACAGATAAACTAGTTCAGTTGAGATTGACTGGTATTATTTCAGATTTTAAACAAAAATCAAGTTCTGTTTTTGCATCTGAAGGTCAAATTTTAACTGTAAGAAATATTGGAGATAAAATAGAAAATTTTGGTCCTGGTGAAGAAAAAACTTACAAGCAAATATTTGCAAACTCATGGATTTATATTTCAAGTTCTTCAATAG